AATATGATTATTCTGAAAGCTTGGTAATGAGCAACACAAAAGAAAGAATGTCAGAGCTAATGGAGATAATTGACCAATCAATACAACTGACTGATAATGAAAATGATATGCTGATGCTAGCATGTGCTATGATGCAGCGTACCAATGAGATTTTCACTCAACTTCTAGGTAAAGAAGGTACAAAATTAATGTATAAGGACTTAACATGAATATAGATTTAAACAAATATAAAGATTTCGTAGAGGCTGTGACAAGCCAAGCAAGTAACGACTTGACTACATTCCATGATCGCCTTGATGATCTGGACAGCAACTATAACTCAGATACAGGAGAGCATGGCCCTGATATCAATGTCCCGTTGCTAATCACTGCTTGCTTTGGGCTTGCGGCAGAAGCAGGTGAGTTTATCGAAGTGCCCAAGAAGATCATTTTTCAAGGTAAACCACTTGACGAAGCCGCAGTATTTCACCTTAAGCGTGAACTAGGTGATGTAATGTGGTACTGGATGAATGCATGTCGTGCATTGAACCTCGACCCCAACGATGTAATTGATGAGAATGTGCGTAAGCTAGAGTCACGCTATCCCGGTGGTTCGTTTGACGCACACTATTCTGAGAATCGCAAAGACGGCGATATCTAACCAGTAGGGCTACGGCCCTACTTCCATTATTGGCTTATAGGTAACCACTACCTCAAACTGTGGCTATAATCCGTCCACGATCCGTGCTGTGACGGTAGTTAAGATGAATGCCAACATCCTATTTACAGGACTACCCTTCGGGATGCCTTAAATGCCTGCCCTCTGCGCAGTTCACATTTCCTGTACCTTAATGGTTGAGATAGAGTAATCTACTATAAGCATTGCCGCGTCATAGTAATAGCGATAGAGGGCGCGGCTGGTTAAATCTTCCTAATGAACAATGATTTAACAACAGCGAATACGGCAAAATCCCTGCACGGGTTAGTGAGACATAGACAATCCTCCACTATAATTTTTGAATTCATTATCGCACCCGCAAGGGCCTCAAGAATAGACACCTTTTTGGAGAGTAGGTATTTTATATCTACTCGCCTATGCCTAAGAATGTAACTTAAATTCAACTGTACCTGAATAGATAGACCGAACTTAGCTTGCTAAGTGAAGGTAGATGACTTCGGTCATCTCTAACAGTTTCCTAGATAAATATAGTATCTGGAGCAAACAATGGCAATTCAACAATCCGCAACATTAAATGAAATCAAAGAAGAATTATTTAGAAATTTAAGGCTACGTCTGGGTGAGGGTATCATCGACTTAGAATTAGATCCTGAACACTTTGAAGCTGCGTACAAGTATGCAGTGCAAGTATACCGTCAACGGGCTCAAAATGCTACGGAAGAAGCATATACGCTAATGACACTTCATGCCCATCAAACCGATTACACATTGCCCAGAGAGTTTATCAATGTGCGTCAAGTATTTCGTAGAACAGTTGGTCTAGAAACAGGGCCAGCAGCTAGCTCATTTGATCCATTCTCTAGTGCTATTCTAAACACCTACTTGTTGAACTATAACTATGCGGGTGGTTTAGCAATGTATGATATGTATGCAGGATATATTGAATTAGCAGCACGTATGTTCGGTGGGTATGTAATTTATACTTTCAACAATGTGACCAAAGAAATTAAATTAGTTCGTAACATCAAGGGAGATGGTGAACAGATTCTTATCTGGGCTGATATTCAAAAGCCAGAATCAACATTATTACTAGACCCGGGCTCTAGTGTTTGGATCGGAGATTGGACATTAAGTCAATTAAAGTATACTATGGGTGAGGCGCGTGAGAAATTTGCTAGTATTGCAGGCCCGGGCGGCGGCACTAGCTTAAACGGTGCGGCATTAAAGTCCGAAGCCAAAGAAATGCAGTTAACACTATTAGAAGACTTGAAACGCTATGTGGATTATAGTCAACCACTAACATGGGTACAAGGTTAACATGAAGATTAGCGAGGTACTAACGGAGTCTGACTACCGCGATACTACACTACCATTAGATAAGTATCGCGGTCCATACGACCCTAGAACTATGGAACCCTATTCAGCCGAGCATGTTGATTCATCTGAGCTAACCGACATTGTTGACGAACTAATTGACGATGGAGTTAAACCTGAGCTTGTAGCCGTTAATCCTAAAATATTGACTGCTACTCAAGATTGGTTGAGCGATTATGGCAGCGATGAAGCAATGTTTCCCGAATATCAAGATAGACCCGTTGTACTAAAAGACATGCAGAAACTGTATATTTTGGATGGTCATCATAGGGTAGCGCAAGCATTAAAACTAAACAAGATGGTGAAAGTTTATCTTTTTGACGAGTTAGCTTAACCTAAACATTGACATTTTACACACTCCTGTAGTATACTATGTGCTACAGGAGTTTTTCTTTATGAAACGTATTATAGGTGTAACTGGTTTAATCGGTAGTGGTAAAGATACAGTCGCAAATTATCTCACTACATTCCATGGATTTAAGAAGCTAAGTTTTGCTGGGTCACTGAAAGATGCCGTGTCGGGCGTCTTTGGATGGGATAGAGAAATGCTAGAGGGCAGTACTAAATCTAGCAGAGAATGGCGTGAGCAAGTTGATCCTTGGTGGGCAGAGCGTCTTAATATCCCGCATCTTACGCCTAGATGGGTTCTACAATACTGGGGTACTGAAGTCTGCCGAGTTGGATTTCATACTGATATCTGGGTAGCTAGTGTGCAGAACAAACTACGACAAGCAACGGACGATATCGTAATTACTGATTGCCGTTTTGCAAATGAAGTTCTAGCTATCAAAGAAGTGGGTGGTACTACAGTTAGAGTTGAGCGTGGGCCGCGCCCTGAATGGTATGATGTAGCTAAAGCATACAATGCTGGTATGGAAAGCAAAGATGAGTTAGACAAGTACAATATCCACGCAAGCGAGTACTCTAGCGTTGGATTAAAATATGATCATTGGTTAGACAACAATCAGACTATTGACGACTTGCATAGTCAAGTTGAGAAGTTAATCAACCTCTAAATCTCCCCTTCTCCAAGTAACTTCTTTTTTCTTTACTACTTCTATGCAGTTTAAGCAAATCGATCTTAGGTTAGTGAACATAGTGTTTTCTAATTTACCGTCTATGTGAAACACTGCTATTTGTGTAGTAAATATACTCTTAAACCCACATAAGTCACATGTGGGTTTTTTCTTGTAGCCAGACTTATTCCACTTTGGAGTTCTAGGCTGTAGCTTATTCTTTTTCCTTCCGCATATGTCACACAACTTTCTATAGTGCGTGATACCCGCACGGTGATAGTTTACAGCGCAATTATTCTGATTACAAGCGGTGCATATCGGTCTCATCATTTATTTAGTCCAAAAAGCCTTCGAAGGCAGAGTTATCGGTCTCTTTTCTCAATCCTCTGCTAAATATAAACAGATAAGGTAATCCTTACATCAAGTATAACATAAAGGAAATTTAACATGGCACTAGTATCACCTGGCGTAGAAGTAACAGTAATTGACCAAAGTCAATATTTACCGTCTGCATCAAACTCAGTTCCGTTGATCGTTTTAGCTACTGCGCAAAGTAAAGCAAATGCAGCAGGTACAGCAATCGCAGCGGCAACAACAAAATCAACAGCTAATAAGTTGTATCAAGTAACAAGTCAGCGTGATTTGGTTACGCTGTACGGGAATCCATTCTTCTACAAGACAACAAACGGCACCCCAATTCACGGATATGAATTGAATGAATACGGCTTGTTAGCTGCTTATTCATTATTAGGTTCAACTAATCGCGCTTATATCTTACGTGCAGACGTAGACTTAGCTGACTTTGTTGGCGCAATTTCTCGTCCATCAGGCGAACCAGATAATGGTCAATATTGGTTAGACACTACAAACACTGATTGGGGTATCTTTGAATTTGATGCTGCTGCCGGTGAGTTCACTAATAAGATCCCGTTCATTCTGAATGATGCTACATACGTAGTAGCTGGAAAACCAAAAGACATTATTGGTAACATCGGTGATTATGCAGTCATTGCATATCCTCAAGATTTAGAAAAATCTACTTATTTCTTCAAGTCACGTTTCAACACTTGGGTTGCAGTTGGTGGAACTGAATGGAAATCATCTATCCCTGCAGTAACAGGAACAACATCTAATCCTTCACTTACGGCCGGCGATACTTTTACTATTACACTACCGGCACCCGGCGGAAGCGTCACTGTTGCTGTTCCTAGTTCACCTAATAATAACGTAAATGCATTATCAGCCGTAATTAACGGTAAAAACTTGCAATATATTAACGCATCAGTGATTTCAGGTAAGCTATCAATAGCTTACACACAACCAACTGCAGCCGCATTTGCACCATCTTTCGCTATAGCCGCAGCTAGTGGCACGGTGCTGAGTGATTTAGGAATCAGTGCTAGAAACTACTTTTCTCCAAAATTTATAGCTGCTCCTAGCTCTAGAATGCCTTTATGGACAGCTAGTCAAGTTACTCCGCATCCGTCGGGTTCAGTATGGTTGAAGGCATCTGCTTCGGGCAATGGCTTGAACATGGTTCTTTCTCGTTATAATATTGCAACTGGTGCCTATGGTACTGTTAATGTTCCTTCTTACCGCACACAAGACAATGCGACAGCAACATTAGACAGTTCAGGCGGCGGCGCAATTCCAAAAGACACTGTATACGCTCAGTTTCCTGATGTGACTGATGAAGATCAGTCAGTTATATTATGGACTAGACTTGCAACAGGCCCAACAGTAATAACTAGCACAATAGCATCACCGACCATAACTTCAAGCAATAGTATTAATGTACTTGTATCTGCGCCGGGCGTATCTGCTGATGCATGGGGTTCACAGGGCACAGTATATTCTTTCACTAACACTGGAACTACATTAGATTCATTCATTAATGATTGGGTAGCCGCACGTATTCCTTACACAACGGTTACTAAAACAACATCTGATACATTGCAAATCACGCATACATTAGGTGGCCAGATTTACATTAATCCAAGAAATGAATTTACTGGTGTCACATCTTCTATTCTAACAGACTTAGGATTAATTGCTGGAACAACTACCGGAGTAAAGAGTGTGGGCTACTGGCCATTCACTACTTCAGCTAATGTTACTGACACTGATGGCGCAGGCGCCGGAGCAGTACTGAATATAACTTCTACTAATTATGCATACGTGGTTAACGGGATATCTTCTGGTGGTAGTGGTTATGCTATTGGTGAAGTTATTACTATTTCCGGAGATCAGTTAGCAGGAACTAGTCCAGCGAATGATTTGGAATTAACAGTAACCGGTGTAAATGCTGGTCAAATTACTCAAGCTGCAATTAAATCAGGTGTACCGGCTAACTTCCATATTACTGCACTTTCTAACTGGGTCCCGTTAGATTACACAGCTAATGAAGGTGCTCCTGTTATGATGCCAGCAGACGGTAAGCATTGGTTCTATAGCACCCCCACTCAAGTTGACATTATGGTTAATAAAGGTGCTGGTGCTGGATTAGCTGGTGGTTGGAAAGGTTATAGAAATGTAGCATTCGACACGTCGGGTCACCCGGCTGGCTCAATAAGCGGTGCTGGACAGACAAGCCCTACTGGACCTATCTTATCACCATCTACTCCCGCAGCAACGAATGGGCAATCCGATGGTACGCCGTTAGTATACGGTGATATCTGGATTGATACTGGTGATTTAGAAAACTATCCAATGATGTATCGTTGGAAAGATGTTCGCGGTGTACCTCAGTGGGTAGCTATCGACAAGACTGACCAGGTTAGCTCACAAGGTGTTATTTTCATGGACGCTCGTTGGGCAGCTGATGGTTCAGTAGATCCGGTACAAGATCCTATTCCATCTATCACTGGGTTGCTAACAAGCGACCACTTAGACTTAGATGCACCTGATCCATCACTATATCCACAGGGTATGTTGTTATTCAACACACGCCGTTCAGGATATAATGTTAAGCAGTTCGTAAAAGAATACTTTACTGGTAAAGACTTCCCTAATGCAGGTTCGTATGATCCTAGTAATACCGCAGCTAATGCTAACTTACCGATCGTAACTCATGCATGGGTAAGTGCAAGTGGATTGAAAGCAGACGGATCAGCATATATGGGCCGTAAATCACAACGTGCTATGGTTGTAGCTGCGCTTAAAGTAGCTATTGGTACTAATCAAACTATCCGTGAAGAAGACAACTTCTTCAACTTGATTTCATGCCCTGGCTATCCAGAATTAATGGCTGACATGGTTGCACTTAACAATGACCGTCACAACACGGCGTATATTGTTGGCGACACTCCGTTGCGCTTAAATGACCAGGCAACTGCTATCACAAACTGGGCAACTAATGCGGCATTCGCAACTTCAAGTGGTGAAGATGGTATGGTAACCCGTGACGAATATCTAGGTGTGTTCTATCCAAGTGGTATCACTACTGATCTTTCGGGTTCTGCTGCTGTTGTCCCTGCATCACACATGATGTTACGTACATTATTACGCAACGATACTATCGCTTATCCTTGGTTAGCTCCAGCTGGTGTACGCCGTGGTACAATCGACAATGCTACTAACATTGGTTACTTAGATTCAACTACTGGTGAATTTCAAGTAGTTAAAAATCGTATGAGTATTCGTGATGTTCTTTATACTAATCAGATTAATCCGTTAGCATTCTTCACTGGTGTTGGCTTGTTAAACTATGGTAACAAAAACAGCAAAGATACACAAAGTGCGATGGATCGTATCAACGTAGCTCGTTTAGTAGCTTACATTCGTGAACGTCTACAAGTTGCGGCTCGTCCGTTCGTATTCGAACCAAACGACTCACTAACTCGTCAACAAATCGCTGGCGTAGTGCAGACTCTGTTCATCGACTTAGTTTCTAAGCGTGGCCTATACGATTACCTAGTAGTGTGTGATTCTAGCAATAATACTCCTTCTCGTATTGACCGAAATGAGTTGTGGATTGATATCGCAATTGAGCCGGTAAAGGCAGCGGAATTCATCTACATCCCGGTTCGTCTATTGAACACTGGAGCT